TTAAGGGGCTTGTTAATCGGCGCGCAGCCGAATCTGCGCTATGCAAAAAGGATTGAATCATGAGCTTCATTTTTGGCTTAGTAGTAGGCGCGACCGCGTGGCATTTCTTCGGCGCGATGGCGATTGAGTTGGTGAAAACCTTGCTCAAAAAGAAAGACGCGCCATGACAGCGGTCTTAGCCTTGCTGACGAATCGTTACGTGCTGTACGTCGTCGGCTCGCTCGCATTGATGACAGGCGGCTATTTCGCGTGGCAGCACTACGTTGCTGAACCGTATCGACAGCAGGGGCGCGTAGAGATGCGTCCGACGATAGAACTGCTATCCAAGCAACTGCAAAGCGACCAAGCGGCGTTTAACGAGATTGCGAGCCATATGCAGGCCATTAAGGACGCGTCCGAACGCATGAAGAAAGCCACAGCGCTCGCAGAGAAAGCCAACGCAAACCGCAAATCTCAGGAAGTGGCGCGCGTTGAGTACATCGATAGGCTCGTGCCCGTCGGCAATACCGAATGCGAGCGCGTGACCGACGTAATTAAGAAAGGGCTTCGATAATGGGCGGATTTGGCGATGCAATGTACAAGGCAATAATTGTGCAATTGATTATTTTTGCTGTGGTTTGCGTTGGATTTGGCGCGCTGCTCGTATGGGGCTTGCCAAAACTTTGGGCGTGGATTGCTCCGATCATCCACAGTCTCACCGCATGAAAGCGCAAATGAAAACCATTTTGCTGGCGTCGGCAATATGGTTGCTCGCAGGCTGTACGGCAACGACCCAGTACAGAACCGTTCAGGTGCCCGTGCGCGTGACGTGCGTCACAACCATTCCCGCAAAGCCTACGCGCCTTACCCCGTGCGCGCCGGACGTGACCGATAGCCAATGCGTCAAACATGCGGTTATCGACATTGAGCGACTAGATTCAGCGCTTGACCAATCCAACGAACTTCTAAAGGCATGCCAATGAACTATTTCACAAAATGCGTGTTTGCTTTAATAGCCGTGCTCGCTATTTCAGGGTGCGCAAGTACCGCAGAGATTCAGCAAAACATGTACAGCCAACGACTTGCCGAACAATCGAAGGTTGACCAAGAAAAGCAGAAAACCGAACAAGAGCGGTTCAAGGTTTACCAGAAGATGACCGACCCGACGGCGCAAGTCGTTTTCGCCACGAGCGAAGGCATTGCATCAGCTTTGCGCGCGTCCGGCGCTGGAAAAGCAAACGACTTGCCGCCAATGCCGGTTATTGAAGGGTGGGACGACAAGCTATTGCGCGGCCTGTCGATTCTCGCGCCGGTCGCTGGTAACGTGGCGCTCGGAATCGTTCAGTCGCAAGGCGCGGTGAAGATTGCCAAGTACAACACTGACGCAAACCGCGCTATCGCCGAAAGCCGAGACAAAGCCGAAACTGACCGCCTCATTGCCGCCGGAAAAGCGAACGTAGACATTGCCGGAAAGATTCAGGCACCACCCGGAACTAACATTCACATCGGCGGCGATGGCGTTGTAGGAGACGGCACAATCAACAAACTGAACCTGTGCCAGAACCAATCAGGAGCAGGCGGCAACGGCGGCAACGGCGCACCGGGCGGTGCTGGCGGCGAGAATGGTTCAGGCGGCAACAATACAGCAGGCGCGGGCGCTCAGAGTGGCGCGGCGCCTTGTACGATTGCTAAGTAGTCATTCAGTACAAATTCTCACTGTAGAGCTTCTTCTCATCACCGCCGCACCGATAGATGCGCTGACCGGCCGCAAGGGCAACCGTTAGCGCTTCCTCGCGCGTCATGAAAACGCCGAATTGGTCGATGAAGCCTTGTTCAAAGCACTGTTTCAGCATTTGCTCGATAGGGAATTGAGCTGCAAGAATCTGTAGAACCATTGTCACGTCGCCATGACGCGCTCCGCAGAAAACGAGTTCCGTCGGATCGTGTCGCTCTGCCGCACAAACCACGCGGCGCTGTGTTGGCTCGGTCATTTTCTCGCTCCATTGTTGGGATAGGGTTGCTTCATGCTGCGGCCTGACCGCTCGCTAGGCGAACGCACAACTGTTCGTGGTGCTTCGCGATCAGCTCTTTGACGCGTTCTTGGTCGTTGCCGCACGCGTCAACTAATGCACTTTTTAGGATGTGGCGCATTTGTGACGCGGCTATTTCGTTGGATACTTGGCGCGTTACGTCGTGTCCGCACGTTTCACAAACTTTTTCTAGTGATCGCATGGTTCCTCGGTTAAATACAGTGTTTAGAAACCGCCCCATAGAGCGGCAAATAGGGTTGCTTCATGCTGCGGCCTGTTGCGCCTTTTTGTAAAAAAACCGTTCTATTGCTATGGTCCAAACCGCGCCGCCTGCAACCTTGGCTGCGAATTGCAGCGCAACGATACCCGGCATCAGTGCGCCGAATGCTAGCATCGGAAAAACGAGTGAATCGACCGCCGCGCCTGCGACGTTTGACCAATTCGATCTGACTAGCCACGACCCGCGCAATTTGGAAAACGCCGCCCAATCGACTAGCGACGAAAGCAAAAAAGCACATGCGCTAGCGGTGGCGATTTTCCCCGCCGATGGGTTTAGCGCATAGGTTAGAAGGCTGGCTGAGGCGATCAGCGCTCCCATGTGCCAAGTTTTTAGCCGAACGTGCAGCCAATCGCGCAACGACAAATCAAGGCCGATAAAAATGAAAGCGTTGATTGGGCTGACCCACGGCCCCCATGTTGCGACCGAAAGATTTGCTAGCGTCATCGTCACCGCGTACAGCGTGACCGCAATCAGAGTGCTCATAATAAATTGCCTTGGTGGGTTAGTTGGTTGTCTGTGAAAGCCCATTTAATCGGCGCGTTGTGCGCTTCGATTCGGCTGCGCATTACGGCGGCGCGCATGTCTTTGTTGGGCGGCATGTAGTTGCCGCGCCACGTTTGATCTATGCCGATGTTCCGCGCTATGTTGGTGCTGTCGGCGCTGGCAAATGGGAGGTGTGCGAACACTTCCGGGTTGAGCATCCGTAATCCGTGCAGTTTGACGCACGGCTGGCCGTCGTCATTGCACACTACGCGCATTGCTTGGCCTATCCTGCGCCACCACGCTGTCGAGCCAACGACAGAAAACTCGCCGGAACTCCCGATGCAAACGCGGTGCCAGTCGCGCGCAATTTGTTCCAGTCGCTCAAAACTTTCGTGCATGTGCCACACGGGTGCTCCGAACCATTTAGGCAGCGGCCATTCAGCTAGCAGTCGATCATTGTCCGATTCGCTGCCGTCGATCACGTCCGGCACGACGGCAAAATCGCACGATGGCACGAGTTTGCAGCTCGCGGCCCAATCGTAGTAAGCAGCCCAATCGTTGATTGGCTGGCCTTTTTTCCAAGCCGAGAATGCGCCGTTATCAATCGCAAAGCTTTGGCAAACCTCAAGCGCAATAGGCAGTTGATCGGAATGCGCAAAACTGACAAACGCGTGGCCCGCTTCTACCGCTTTTTTTGCGGCGGTGGCTGGCGTTATCGGTAGGCCGTGATAGTGGATCATGCCTCACCCCGTGGAAAAATACAGGCCGCACAAACCACGCGGCGCTGTGTTGGCTCGGTCATATTGTCCTCAGTCGATTCTGTAAGCGCAGCCGAATAGCGCCCTTTGTCAAGTGACCGCTACGCCAGCACCGTTTCAGTTTGCCGCCCCGCCATACCGCGTAGTCATCGCGCGGCAACAGTTCGCCTAGCGTCCGATCAATACGGCGATCAACTAAAAGCGCGTGGAACTTGTCGCGCTGTGTTGGCTCGGTCATTGTCCGCCCTTTGTGCTCTCTAGTAGCCCTGCAATCTGTAATTCGTGGTGCGCCTGACAGTGCGCTTGCGCCAACTCTACCTGATCGAATTCGACCGGTTTAATTTGGTGTAATTCCACCGAATTAGGTTTATCGGTGATGGTGTTTAATTCTGTCGAATTCGACGTAATTAGACCGTTTGTCATGCTGCGGCTCGGTCGATCATTATTTGCGTTTCGTTGTGCGCGTGTCCGTGCAGCACGGCGACGATC